TCATAGTCAACAATACATGGTAGTTGGGTAACGCAATCAAGCATCACCTCATACTGCTTCTCCTGTTCACGTGTTAGACCATACAGAATTTCAATCATCTGATAGGTCTCGTCGCAAGCGTTGTGACACTGCGTCGCGTGGAAATTGCCGTGATACGATCGTTTGAGTTCTCTGGTGAGCAGCTCCTGGCCTGCCATACTCTTTGACAAGTCAAGGTTCTTACGCCACATCTGACCAAGGAATGGCACAAACCAAACATCCTTAATCTTCGAAAGGGCATCGCCACGCAACAAACGCTCAACGGGCATATTCACGGGGGGATTTACATACCAACCACTTTTGGCAATTCCACGCCCTATACCCGGAGCAAGAACAGTTTTACCACCGGCAACAGGGTAAAACCGGGAGGAACAAAAGGATGCATGGTACCTAGCAAAGGCACCAGAATGCACTATTAGCTCAAGTTCCAGTCCCAAACGGAGCAGCAGAGTAACTAACAACTCACCACTCTTACCAAACTTGGAGAGAAAGGATAACCTACCAACCAGGAGGTTATCATCGCCAAGCGCCAACATGGCAATGTTTTCCTTCTCAACCAACTCTCGGTAGGACGGTAAACTCTCACCGTCCATTGCCTTAGAAAAGGCCAAAACAAACATCATTGCCAAACATTGTAGCAATGAATTACCACAAGAAGTATTGTGGTCACCTGAATGCCTACCGCCATCGACGGTGTAGCGGTTCCTCCACTTGTCAACACCCTTGGTCTGGATGCAGGCAATGAAAGCCGCATACTCCTGTGGAGAGCAGCCGCACCAGCGGTAAATATCTGCCTCCAACTCAAGGAACATCCGGTGAATGGTACTGTCAAACCGGGCATAATCTCCTTCAATGATCAAATGCTCGGGACAGGCTTCCAACATCCGTTGAAACGCATTACCAATCTGTTCAGCCGACGCACCACTGGTATACATAACACCCTTAGCCTTGTCCACGTCCCAAGACTTCTTGAGCATACAGGAAAAAGTCCCCGTGAACGCCGGGCTCGCC